CGCACCGGTGTCCGCTCGTACAGCTCATCGCTCGGCGCCTTGCCCCACGACGGGTGCAGGTGCTCCACGTGGGAGTCGACGGCGAACGCGAAGGCGTCACGGCTGATCGCGGTCTGCACGAGCTCGTCGTCGACGAACTCGTGTGGGTAGCCCTCGTGTAGGACCACGCCCACCTCGTCGATCGTCCCGAACCGCTCGACGTAGTCACGGGTGACCAGCGAATGCGTCGAATGCCGGCCCGCCATCACCCGCGCGGATCCGAGGTCGTTCGTGCCGACGACACCGATGCCGTCGACCAGCTCGGCCGTTGCAGCTTCGAACCACCCCGGATGGAACCGGATGTCACACGCACCGGTGAACAGCAGCGGCTCGACGCACAACCGGTATCCCTGATTGATCTTGCGGGCGTAGTCGCCCCGGTACGGTCCAGGGACCGTGAACCACTCCAGTCCGAGCCCGTCGATCACGTCGACCACCTGAGCGTCGTCAGGTGAGCACCCGAACAGGATCTGAGCGCCTGGTGTAGTCGTCATGATCGACTCTACAAGCGGCTCGATCGTGTGCGGTCGCCCCAGCACCGGGACGATGATCGCGACACCCGTCACGTCGACTCGGGCCACGGCCCCATCAGCAGATCGTCGCCACCGCCGGCGACCGACACGTACAGGTCGTCTGCCGAGTAGCGCCGATACGGCGACTCCAGCTCGACCGACCCGATCAGGCTCGACCCCGCCGCCTTGCGAACCAGGCGGCGCTCAGCTTTCGTCAGGTACGCGTCGCTCGACGAGCTCGTGAACGACTGGGAGAACGATCCGATCGTCTCGTTCGTCACGCCGTCAGGGTTCGTCAGAACCCGCTGGGCCACCTTGCAGCACACCGTGACGACGATCGACGGGACCACCTCGAGGTTCCCGTCGTCATCGAGCCAATCCTCGGCGCCGGCCTCAGAGCGGATGAGCGCCGAAGCGTCATCCAGAGCGGCCCGCGCTCGCGCCTCGTCGGCCACGACGCCCATGCGGGCTTCAAGGTCTGCGAGTTGCGCGAGCGCGGGACCGTCCATCAGCTGCCGCCCTGGAAGTTGATGCGCACGGCGCGCACGTTCGTGGTGCCGTCGTCCTCCACGCTGGAGCAGCCAGCGAAGGACGACACCACCGAACGGTCCTGCAGGTGCGGGGCGTCGTAGTCGCGCAGCCAGCGCATCGCCAGCCCGCTCTCCGCCATGCGTGAGCCGAAGTTCGCGCCGTCGGGGACCACCGGAGCGACGTTCACGAACGCGAACGCCGTCGGGTGGAACGCGATCGCCGTCTCGGCGTCGATGGCGTTCGAGCCGACGATCGTGAACCCGGCGAGACGGTTGATCGTCGCCTCGCGCACCGCTGAGACGGCGCCGTCGCCCACCGAGTCGACACGGTTGAACTTGTCGTCGGACAGGATCTCGCGCTCGATCTCGGACCCGACGACCACCACGCGGCCCTCACGGGGCACGTTGGCGTCGTTGAGCGCCTTGCGGGCATCGAGGAGCGTTCCCCACATGCCGTCGGCGGAGTCCGCGATGTTCAGCGACGTGCCGTAGGTGGCGCTCTGCATCGTCTCGACGATCAGGTCTTCGAGCCCGCGAGCGATCGCGGACACCTGCGGGTTCAGGACCTGCTCAGAGAAGTCGACGATGTCGAGCGTCAGCTGCTCGTCGGTCAGCGCGACCGCCGAGTAGAGGTCGGTGTCGAGCACCACGGGCACGCTCGTCTCGGTGAGGTCGTCGATGACGATCTCGGACGAGCGGTTGTTGCGGAACCCGTACTCACGCGCTGCGAGCACTGCGGGCAGCCGCAGCGTCACGGTGTCGCCGTAGGCGCCACGGAACTCGGCGTCAGCGAAGTTCCACACGAGGCGAGGTAGCACGACCTCGCGCTGGAGGAGCTTCAGCGCCATCCGGTTGATGACTGTTGGCTTCAGGAATGTGTTTGCCACGTGTCGACCTCCTGGTCAGGTAGTTGTGACCGCGTCGGCTCCGTGGCGGAGACGTGCGGGGATGTCACCAACGCCGAACGCGGTCCACGACCGCGTCGAAGTCGGGGTCAGGCTCAGCGCCGTTCACGGCGCCTGGTCTGAGCTCACTGGGACGCCGCTTCGGTGCCGACGTCGAACCGACCGGCTCGCCGTAGACCTCGACTGCGTCCGCCACCAGCGCTTCGATGTCGCCGCCCTGGAGCCGCGCCACCTGCGTTGCGTTCAGATCGGGGCGCTGAACACGAACCTCGGCGAGCATCGCCCGCCGTTCCGCGTCCGCTGCCGCCTTCTCCGCTACAGCGATCCGGTCCGCCAGCTTCTCCGCTTCGGACTTCTGGGCCTGCTCGTACTCGTCAGCTTTCGCTGCGCGAGCTTCGAGCTCCTTCAGTCGCTTGCGGAGGCTTGCGGCCTCGCTGTTCGCCTTGGCGATCTTCGCCTTGGCACGCTCCACGTCGAACGGCTCACCCTCCGGGGGTGCGTCCTCGTCGTCGGGCGCGGGTGGGTCAGTGTGCTCTTCTGCCATTGGGGTGCCCTCCTGGGGCTATCGGGGACCCCCACCGGGGGGATCAGGTCAAGGCGTCGTAACGACGCCGGAACTCGGCCCGTGCTTCACTGGGCGACAGCCCGCGGGGTATCGAGTTCCACAGCTCGCTGAACCGGTCGTGTTGGGCCTGGTTCGGTAGCGGCTGGTCCATCCGGTACACCGGCTCCGCCGTGCAACCACAGCGGCGGTGCGCCTCGAAATGGGCGGCAGCAGGGCCGTACACCGCGCCCCTACTGATGAGCATGGCGCAGAAGGCGCACGGTGAACCGTCTGACACCCGTGCGTAGCCGAGGCAGTAGCGGGTGGCGCCGATCGACTCAACCATCGTCGAGCGACCACCGGCGAGCACCTGGCGTGACACCTCGCTCTCGACCTGCGAGAACGCCGTCGACAGCGAGCCGGTCCGCTCCACGGTGCCCGGACCCAGCAGCCTCAGGTTGGGCACCAGAACGTCTGCGGCGGGCGTCTCGGCCAGCCGTACGGACGGCGCGCCCTGGGCGCCTTCGGCGGCGTGAAACTCGGTGAAGTACCGGCCGGACAGACCGGCTGACAGTTGATGTCGGGCCTGGATGGATGTCACCAGCGCCGGCTCGATGCTCGCCCAGCCTCGGGCGAAATCCTCGAGGTCGAGCGTCCTCCACAACAGCTGTACGTCGCGAGCGGTGATCGCTCGTAGTTGCAGCTGGCGGAGGCGGTGGGCCTCTGTGAGCCGCCGCCCCTCAATTGTTGACGACATCGGCCGGCGACGCCTGCCTACGTAGCTCGGCGTCCAGCGCAGCGAAGGCGTCGACGGCCAGGCGCATCGCCTTCCAGTTCGTGACGTCCTGCGCCGTCACGCCGGGGATCTTCTCCCACAGCGCTTCGACCGGCACGCTCAGCGACTGCGACAGCTTCGCCAGCCCGTCGACCGTCGCCGCGAACGACCGCGCCTCCGTGTCACGCCAGCGAACCTGAGCGCCATCGCTCACCGGTACACCCGTGTAGACACCGACCAGCCCGAAAGCCTGCTCGATCGACTCACCGAAGCCGATCTCACGCTCAGCCATCTTGCGAGAGTGACCAACCTCGGCAGCGACCAGCGCCTCAGCCGACAGGTTCACCATCTGCCCCAGTAGGTTGTGTGGCGGCACCTGGGAAACCACACCGAACTGCTCCACCGTCGCCTGGCGCGACTTCAAGTAGCCCGACAGGTCGGTCTGGCCGAACTCCCCGACCCGGACCTCAGGGTCGTCGAAGGTCAACATCCGCGACGCTGACGCCTTGATCTTCTCTGCCTCGGTGTCCGCCAGCCAACCCATGATGTAGCGCTGACGGAAGGCCCCGAAGTGCTGAGCGACCAGCAGGTCGAACGTGGTGAAGTCGAGCTGGTCCTGAAGCGAAGTGATCGCCCCAATCTCCGACCACGTGTCACCGTCGAGCTCGTCGACGTTGCGGAACCTCACGATCGGGCACACGCCCGCCCCGTGGGCCGCCTCCGACGCCAGCACAGGGGCGAACGCCTGGTTACGCGCCTTCGCCACCTCGGGATCGTTGACGAGCGTGTAGATGCCCTCATCGTCGTACAGGCGCCACTCCACCCGCCGGTGAGCGTTCACCGTCTCCAGCGCGAACACCGGCCAGTCCGGATCCTCGTCGTAGACCGCCGTCATCGACCGCGGCGACAGACCGCGCATCACCGGTGTCGCCTCGCCGGGGACGACCTTCAGGTACGAGGTCCCGTA